GAAAGAAAAAATTCGCATACACAAAAGCTGGCAAGAAAAAGGCTAAATCGTATGCAAAGAAAAAAGGAAAAACGGTCCGTTATAGCTAATGGCTAAATGGATACAGAAAGCTAGTAGATCCATTAAACGTAGAGGTACAAAAGGGGTTTGTACTGGAGCTAAGTTTGGTGGACCTACCTGTAGACCAGGGACTAAAAGGTATAACCTTGCAAAAACATTTAAAAAAATGGCAAAAAGGAGAAAAAAATAATAATGGCACATACAAAAGGTCACATATTTGGTAAAAAAGTTGTAAAAGAACTAAAAACTTGGACTAAGCCCACAAAGGGTATTACATTTACACCATTCAAAGCAGCTTATAGTTTAGCTAAAACAGCTTTTAGACATCCTATTCTTTCTACTGCTACTTATTTACTTGGTAAAAAATTATTAAAAAAAACACCAGGGCTTAAATTTCCTAAACATAGACAGTTTGATAAAAGAGGTAGAAAATTTCCATTATGATAGAAGAAGATAAAACATTTGAAAATGAAGTAGATAAATCTTCTGAAAAGACTCCTAATCATGGAGGTAAAAGAGAAGGTTCTGGAAGACCTTTCGGATCCAAGAGCAAACCTTCACAATGGAAATCTATGAATGAGATGTCAATTAAATATCAACATTCTCCTTTGGATTACTTGTTGTCTGTGTTAAACAATCCAATGTCTGCACCTGAACGTAAAATGTACGCTGCTGAAAAGGCTGCACCTTATATTCATCCAAGACTAGCATCTTCAACATCTAGAATAGGATCCGATGAACCAATTGAAATCAAAGTCCAATGGCAAAAAGACTAATAAAATATTAATTCCCTATAAGCCAAGGGAATATCAAAGAGAAATACACAATAATAAAAAAAGATTTAATGTCCTGGTATGCCACAGACGATTTGGCAAAAGTGTACTTTCAATAAACGAATTAATTAAAACTGCAGCAGCTAAACCTAGATCGCTGTGTGCATTTATAGCTCCCACGTATAGACAAGGTAAATCTATAGCTTGGGAATATTTAAAATTTTATACAAAGCCTCTAATGTATTTAGGAGGTAGTAGGAACGAAACTGAATTAAGAGTAGATTTATTTAACGGAAGTCGAATTCAAATATTTGGTGCAGATAATCCTGACAGTATCCGAGGAATGGGTTTTGATGGAGTTGTCATGGATGAATATGCGATTATGTCGCCTAGGGTTTGGACAGAAATTATCAGACCTGCAATATCCGATAAACTAGGATGGGTTATGTTTATTGGAACACCAATGGGACATAATCAATTCTGGGAAGTCTACGATTTTGCTCAGCGTGGTCATAAAGACTGGATGGGTAAGATGTATAGAGCATCAGATACCAAGGTGATTCCAGACGAGGAACTGGCTCAGGCACGTTCTATAATGACCGAAGAACAATACGAACAAGAGTTCGAATGTTCATTTACTGCAGCGGTCTCAGGAAGTTATTATGGAAGATTAATAACGAAAGCAGACAATGATGGAAGAATCTGCTCCGTGCCTGTGGATAAAAACGTAGGTGTAGAGACGTGGTGGGATTTAGGTATAGGAGACTCAACAGCAATTTGGTTTGCTCAACGAGTTGGGGAGGAAATACACCTAATAGATTATTACGAAACTTCAGGAGAATCATTGGCACACTATGCTGATAAGCTTGAAGAAAAAGATTATGAATATGAACGTCATGTAGCTCCACATGATATTATGGCAAGAGAATTAGGAACAGGAAAATCTAGATTGGAAGTCTCAAATGAATTAGGAATAGATTTTGAAGTAGCTCCTAAATTAGAAATTGATCATGGAATAGAATCTGTGAGAAATATGTTACCGAATTGTTATTTCGATAGAGTTAAATGTAAAATAGGTATAGATGCACTAAGACAATATCGGAAACAATGGGATGACAAGAATCAGGTTTTTAAAAATAAACCACTTCACGATTGGTGTTCACACGCAGCAGACGCATTAAGATACGGAGCTGTGCATGATCCAATTGATGTAAGTGAATGGAAAAAACCAATTAAATTAGATACAAGATACATAGTATGAAATCAGAAAAAGATATATTAGCAGTTGTAAGTAGAGAAATACATAACGCATCAGGTTTTATTGGTGGCGAGTTAGTATCAAGAAGAAAAAAATCATTAGAATATTATTTAGGTATGCCTTTAGGGAACGAACAAGAAGGTCGTTCTCAGGTAGTATCCAATGATGTTTTAGATACAGTAGAAAGTCTTATGCCTTCATTAATGAGAATTTTTACTGCAGGCGATAATGTATTTAACTGCGAAGGTACTGGACCAGAAGACGATGAAATGGCACGTCAATGTTCTGATTACCTTAACTACATTTTTTATAAAGAGAATAATGGATTCCTTGCTCTTTATTCAGCATTTAAAGATGCTTTAATACAAAAGAACGGAATCCTAAAAGTTTATTGGGATGATTCAGCTAAAACTGAAAGAGAAGAATATGTTAGACTATCTGATGATGAGTTTAATGACCTTGTTATAAATCCAGAAGTTAAAGTTAAAAATCATACCGAATATGAAGAACCAATTACTGACGATCAGGGAAAAGAATTAGATAAAGTAACTCTCCATGATGTAGTCATTCATAGAACAAGATTATACGGACAGGTTAGAATTGAGCCAGTTCCTCCAGAAGAATTCTTAATTTCGAGACGTAGTAAAGATATTAATTCTGCAAGTTTTGTATGTCATAGAACAAATAAAACAAGATCAGAACTTGTTGAAATGGGTTATGATAAAGATTTAGTAGAAGGATTACCAACAGGTGATACTGATTTCTTTACAGAAGATAAATTTGTACGACACCAGAACATAGACTTTTCACACGGAGCTAGTGAAGGTGATAAAAGTACAAATGATATTCTTATCTATGAATGTTACATCAAAATGGATGTTAATGAAGATGGCAAATCAGAATTATTAAAGATTACAACTGCAGGATCTGGAACAGGTAAGATGATTGATATGGTAGAAGTAGATACTGTTCCATTTATTTCCATGACACCAGTAATCATGCCACACAGATTTCATGGTAGATCCATAGCTGAATTAGTAGAAGATATACAACTTATTAAATCTACTGTTATGAGACAAATGTTAGACAATATGTATCTAACAAATAACAATAGAGTTGCAGTACAAGATGGTCAAGTATCTATGGATGATCTTCTTACAAATAGACCAGGCGGAATAGTTAGAACAAAACAACCACCACAAAATGTTATGATGCCTATTCCTGCACAGCCTATTACCGAACAAGCAAGTGGTATGTTAGCCTATTTAGATTCTGTTAAAGAAACTAGAACAGGTGTAACAAGACAATCACAAGGGCTAGATTCCAACACCTTAAATAAAACAGCAACTGGACAAAACCAAATCTTAACACAATCACAAATGAGAATGGAGTTAATTGCCAGAATCTTTGCTGAAACAGGTGTTAAGGATCTAGCTTTAAAAATATTTGAGTTGGTATGCAAGTATCAACAAAAAGAAAAGATAGTAAGAATTAGAGGAAAATATATTCCTATGAGACCTTATGAATGGAAAGACAGAGTTAATGTTACTGTTCAAGTAGGTCTAGGTACAGGATCAAAAGAACAACAACTCATTCTTATGAACGCTATATTAGAAAGACAAATGCAGGCTATAAACTTACAACAAAATGTTCATGGTCCTATGGTTAATCTAAGAAATATATATAATAGTTTAAAGAAATTAATTGAAAATGCTGGACTTAACGGAATAGAACCATACTTTATGGATCCTGATGTAGGTGCAGCACAAATGCCACAACTACCTCCTAAACCACCTACTGAATTTGAAAAAGTTACACTTGCTCAGGTTCAAGGTGAAAATCAAAGAGCTCAACTTAATGCTAATGTAACATTAAAAGAGATTGAAGGTAGAATGAGACAACAGTTACTTGATTTTGAAATAAAAATTAAAGAATTAGAACTTAAATACGGATCTAAAATAGATGAGCTTGAACTTAAACGTAGAAGTATGTTAGAACAAACAGATCTAAATAAATCTGGTGATTTAATGAAAGAAATAGTAAAAGGACAACAACAATTCTTTAACGATGGACAAAACAGAGACACAAGTCAGGGAGGGAAAGAGAGCCCAGGTTCTTCTAAACGATCCCCTACTGAAACAGGCATTTGAAGATCTCTTAGGAACATATAAACAAGAGATATTTAATACAAGTTTTACTGACGATGATAAACGTAGATCCCTTTGGATGGCATATAATATGCTAGATAAAATCAAAGGTCATTTAATAACTATCATGGAAAGTGGAAAACTAGCTCAAAAAGATCTTGAGCTTTTAAATAAGAGCTAACCTATCCAGGAGCTCGATATACGTCAACCCAGAAAGGAACGTTATGGCACAAGAACAAACTGTTCAAGGTGCTGCTGACAAGATTTCTGGACTTCTGAATCCTAAAGAAGGACAATCAGAACCAGAAAAAAAAGCAGAACCATCAGAGCAACCTCAAAAGATCAATGAGGAAACTTCTCCAGAGAGTCAACCAGAGTCTGAAGGAACTCAAGAAGAAGCTGCTCCTGAAAATACCGAAATCCAAGAAGAAACGCAAACAGAAACAGAGGAACCAGAACTCCACCGCATTAAAGTTAGTGGTCAAGAGTTAGAGGTCAGCCTCGATGAGCTGAAAGCAGGTTATTCCAGAGATTCGGATTATCGACAAAAAACTCACACTTTAGGATTAGAGAAAAAAGATCTCGAATCCGAAAAGGGTAGTTTGCGTCAAACTTATGATACTCGTTTATCAGAACTAAACGATATGATTTCGACTGCTGATTC